CTAACCACAGGCTACAAGCTCACAGGGTGGGTCCCGCCCACACGCTCTTCTCTGCGGCGGAATATTATATAGGAATTTATAGGATATGTCAAGAAGTTTATTTATATTTATTTTGACCGTGGATCTTGCATCTTATGCCATAATATCCTATATTAAATAAACTAATGAAAGGAATATATGAATACACAAAAAGAACTAGATGAAATCTGGGCAAGTAGTTTTTACTTGACTGAAGATTTGCCAAAAAATTTTGGCAAGTGGTCAGAAAAAAAACTAAATAAATTTTTAGTTGACCATGCTTGGCAGCCGTTCGAGTACTACGGAGGCGATGATATCTGGGAGCATATTGAAAGGCTAGCGGATCAAGGCAGAACTTACTTTGAAAGGAACCTGGAGGTAAAAGTATGAGTCATTTTTATGGAGTCATTTCAGACTCTGCCAGAAAAACTCAGCCCACGGCTCGAGCACATCACGGCCTGACAGTCGAGGCTCAAAGTTTTCAAGGTAAAATTGTAACTACCTTGGATAGAGAAAAAGACAGGGATGGTCATTGGGTTGACCTCTACGAAGTTTGGCGAAAGCCACACCAAGGATCTGGTGGCGAAAGCGTGCTGCTGGCTAAGGGTAGAATTGATCAACCTGATGTATTGCAGGAACACCAGGAGACTGACGAACTTTCCAAAGAGTGGAGAGTATAAAATTTTTTGCTGTGGCTGGTCAATTGAAAAATTATATATTGAAACCGAGATGTAGCCACGAGGTTGCAAAGCCTCTAGGAACCAGACTTCGGACGCAGCAGAAACAGAGGGCTGGTAGTATTCCACCAGCCCTCAAGCAACAAGCGAGGAAAATATGAAAGATAAAACCAAAGATAAAATAGATTATGAGTATTCGATGGAGACAACAAAATTAATAGCTGATTGGATAGCTAGTTGTCCTGTAAACTTTGTTAATGTTATAGTCCCAGAAAATGACGAAGTACAATTGACCTTGAGTAGAACAAGGAAGAAATAAAAAATAAGGGTGGGTCCCGCCCACAAGCACGCACCACAACCCACAAGTGTAGTCCACAGGCAACAGGCCACAGGCCCATGTTTCACGTGAAACATTTTTTTTATTTTTTTCCTTGGGTGGGTCCCGCCCACATGCTCTTCTCTGAGCCGCGACACTTTGTCCATTGACCTTGGACATAGGATATTGTAGGACGTTAAATTTTTTGTAGAAATTTAAAGCTTGACATCATGCCCACGGCACAAGGTTCTGCATTACCACTCACAAGATCACGGATCTTGGACCCTTCATAAAGTTTTATGTCTCTCTGACAGAGGCCCTTGGCCATGATGAAACTGTTGTGGGGGTGCTTGATATGGAAACCAATTTGATGAGGTGAAAACCGAATTTTTTTAACCAAATTTAACTTTAATTCGATAGTGAAAAAGTGGCCAGAAGTATTATAAACCAATAGATCAGGAGTCCCATGTGCAGCACTATTTTCCAAGCGTGTAAATGATAATTTGCAATTATTTTTAATATTGAACGCTTTAATTTCATGCCAAAATTTAGTCTCTCCCTTAATCATTTTTCAAGTTAAGTCCGGAGCATAAAAGTTAACTAAATTTTCTTAATTACTTCACCCATATTCCATTTAGATGTATACAAAGTTATCACCAATCTATGTGTTTCTCGGACTCCAAGTATTTTGTTTTCCATTAATTTAATGTCCTTGATGTCGTAATATTTCCCGTCGGGTAAACACACTTGTACTCTTGCCTCTTGTGCTACTGGCGATTTCATAAACTTGTCTAGGGCCTGTCTTAATAGCTTTCCGGATACCATCACTTGAATGTATACCAAAAATAATTTATAATGCAAGCATGGGAGTTCCTAAAAGACTTACAGAGAAACAAATTAAATTTGCTAATCTAATCGTAACAGAAGAAGGTCGAAAGACTGATTCTGAATGTGCTATTGCTGCAGGTTATAAACCGGATGGTGCTTACGTCTGTGCAAGTAGACTTCAAAACCCATCAATGTATCCTTTGGTTGCTCAATACATTGGAAGACTCAGAGCAGAGAAGTTAAAAAAATATGACATCACTTATGAAAAGCACCTGGCAGAATTAGGTAAAATTAGAGACGAAGCTAGAGAAAGTAAAGCCTGGAGTGCTGCAGGTAACATGGAAGTAGCTAGAGGTAAAGCTGCAGGGTTTCAAAATAATACTAATTTACACTTACATAAAAACTTAGATAACGTGGATGAATCTGAGTTAGACAAAGAATTAGAGAAAGCATTAAAGAACTTTAAACCAATTATTGATTCTGATGCAGAAGTGATTGAAGAATCTAAAGACTAACTTTCTCCATTTTAGTTACAATTGATTTAGGAAATACATTACGATCAGAAAAGACTGCAGACTCAGTATCATAAGAAGCAAATGTCCAAACATGTTTATTATCTTTATCAAAGACATAAGCTTGAGTCATCATCTTTGCAGGTTTTAAATCTTTCACATCAGCCGCTTCAGCATGGCCGGAATCTCCGCAAGGATCAATCCACTCAATAGAATAAAAATAATATTTCTGTTTACCTATTACTGCATGTTTATATTTTGACTTTTTTCTTTTCATACCTCTGTATAGCACCTATAGGTTTTTTCTCTAGGCACATTTTTTTTCAAAAACTTTTTCTTATGCGCGCGTACGGGTTTGCTAGAAGTGTTAATATAAGCCACTTATTGTAAATTGTAACAGCTGTAACACCATTGTAACAGCGTTTTGTTACAAAAATATCGTCTAGAAGTGTTGGTATATGCGAATAATAGCACTTTGAAAGCCATTGTAACCATTGTAACACTGTTTTGGAAATTGAAAAACAAAAAAACTTTTCTGGCAAAAAAAGTCTATAGGTAGAAACTTGCCTTATTCTTGCCATAAGTGTTGTAAATATACAACAAATTGTGGCTTTTTAGACACAATCTGCGCAATATCTAGGATCCTTGGCGCTAGTCCAACCATACAAAACGTTGTTACAATCTTTTGCTTTACAAATTGTGGTGCCTTTGCCATCATTTTTTGGTTTGTTACCAAATATTTCATCAAAATTTTTTCGGTACAAATCACTTGAAGGTCTAGATTTACCATCATTAGGAAATCTTTTTTTCATGATACTCCTTTCTATGTTGTTGGTATTGTTGGTAATTCAGTAATATTAGTTGCAATAGAACCTCCATCATTACCTTCATCATCTTGCGTTGGCACTAGCAACACACCATTTGAAAGTGTTATCTCAATTGGTTTTTTAGACCAACCCTGCCTACCACTTTCTTTTTCTGACATATATTTAATTTTAACTATTTTTTGATTGAGTAAATGTTTCTCAATTTTCTTTTCCCAATTTATTTTCATATTTATTCCTTTCATATAATATCCTATATTATACTAAAAACCATTTCTGTCAACTATTACTTCTAATTCTTTTTTCTGTTGGTAATATTGTGCTACTTTTTTCCACCATTCGTTCGCGTAATGTTTGAATTCTTCGCCTGATACGGGAAACTCTTGAAATAATAAATCTTTACTACACATTAGAATGATTCCAAACTGTATATTAGTTCCATATATTTGATTGTGAGCAATAGCATATCCTGCTAGTTGAAGATAATAATCCTCGATCCATTCTTTTCGTTTCGGTTTATTTGTTTGTTTAAAATCTATTATGGCCTCTTTACCCTCGTACATTCCAACACCATCGGTTGCACCTGCATACATTTCTGGATAAAATAATACACACTCTGTGGCCCATAACTCATCGAGTCTACCCTTTAATCCCTGGTCCGCGATTATCTGTGCCATCTTCGTGGCATGTCTTCCTTCGGGTGTTAGATCCACGATAGGTTTGTCTAACATATACCCCTCAAGAATCGAGTGCATAAGAGTCCCCCTCGATGCAGCAGTTTCAGTAATTTTTTTAGCCTCAGTTTCACCAACCCTATCTCTCCATCTTTGTAAAGACTCAGATTTTTCCTTACTTTCACAGGCCTTTAATATACTTGTAACAGAAGGTAACTTTTCGTCACCCACCAGGTAATGTCTTTTACCATCTATAATTTTCCGAGTCGAAGTCGGGTAGTAAAATCTTTTATTTATTTTTATCATTATTTCCTTTCAAGGCTTGTTTTAAAACTGTTGTCCATGGGTTTAAATCTAAGTCCTTAGCACATCCACTTAACAACAATAATATAATTAAAATTTTAATCATTTATAAATTCTTCTCCAACCCTTAGATAATTTTTCCAATCATCCGGGTTACTGTCTCTTTTTTTATCATTACAAGCAACACAACAAAATATAATATTATCAGTGCGATACGTCAATCTTGGGTCATACCTATCTATACTAAAATTAGTTTTTGTTTGTCCTTGTCTGCCCTGGTATCCTTTACCTCTAGTTCCAAGTTTAGATTTAAATGTAAAAGGTTGTTCACAATATCTACAAATACGACCATCCGATTCTGGAAATTTTTCTTTCATAAGAATGATATGATTCATATACAATCTCCAAAATTCTTTCTTGTCCATTGATGGATCGGGTCTATGGCCACCATATTTTTCTATACTAGGTTTAAACTTTCTTGCAATGCAGGCCATTATATATCCACGTTCCGAGTTCATGTATGCAAAGTCCATCTCTGCTCTTTTCTGTAATACGTCAGGATGAGTAGGATCTTTGTAAGCCACTATATTTTTTTCTCTAGGCAGATTTTATTTTTTCCTTGGTCCAAGATATCAAAGTCGTAATACTTTAATATATCCCTAATTAGCTGCATATTATATTTAGGATAGTCATCAAAAATATAACGAGTCTTAGGTGCTGCACGATTCGCAAACCAAATACACTCAGTAATTACATCACGAGTCATGTGAGGACCATCGAAGTGTACCAATGCAAATCTCGAGTCCTGGTGGGCCCTGTCACTCATAAATTTAGTATCTGTATCATTATACAAAGTAAACTTACCTTGATTACGATAAGGTTTAAAATCATGAAGCATAGTGTCTCTCATTTGATCTGTATAATCACAAGTATATTTACCCGTGTCATCGTAGTGTTGATACTCTAGATTACCATAAGGATCGATACCAATATGAATGTAATTATTTTTTACATTATCCATAATAATTTTAGATCCCATACCTTCACGTACACCTATCTCAACTGACGCGAAACCATCACAATCAAAGTCCTTGGTCCATCGTTCTAATAACTCGTAGTCTGTGCTATCTCCTTTAATCATTATTCTGTTCCTTTTAATCTTTCCAAAGCTTGTTTATACGTCTCCATTATTTTTTCATGTTCACGAAAATATTTTTCAATGTCAGAATAACGCCATTGTTGTTTCTTCAAAATAACATCAAGAGATTCGATAGCTGCCTCTGAAGCATGGTTTAATACGTTATAGCTAAAGTTTGTTGCGATATCTTC